GATCTCCTTGGCCACCTCCAGGGGGCAGCGCGTATACTGGTAGAGCGGCATCCATCCGCCCTCAGCCGTGCACCACGACATGTCCGGCCCCCAATTCCCGCCGTCCTCCCATTTGTAATGAGGACATCCTCTACATTTTTCCTGCATTAGCCCCTCATGCTGAGTTATTGATTTGCGCGGTCCGGATTCCCCACCCGGCTCCCTGTCCAGGCACCTGCGGGCGACTACAGGCCTGGCCCCGAAGGTTCTCACGGTCTGCTACCTAGGCACCGCCCGTAGTACCCCTCGCACAATTCCCTATTTGGCGTCATTCTGGCCGGTGGCCTCTTGCATCTGCCGGTAGAAGTCCATTGCCATGGGCTCGTCGGCGTAGAACGACCGCAGGTTGTTGTGGAGCATTGCGGCCACCTTGCCGAGGAAGCCGCACTTCTTCTTGTCGGTGTTGAAAGTGGTGGCCCAGCCCGGCTCACCAGACTCCGAGGTGGACAGGATAACAACCTGATCGTATCCGTACTTCTCGGCAATGCGCTGGGCTTCAGATATGGGGATTTCTTGTGCCATGGTTCCTCCGATGATTACAGATTTTGCGACAAAGCCATTTCGACGGCTTCGGGCAGGTCGCGGTAGGCCTTCCAGTTCGGCACGAGCCTTTCAATGGCTTCGACGGTCAGGGTCGCTCCACGGAGCAACTCTTCCGCTTCCTTCAACTTGGCCGCAAGGACTGCGTTTTTACTGCCAAGACTCATGGCCGTCTTGTGGTCTTTGTCGTGGCGCTTGTTCAGGTGGTCGATGTTGTCTTTCATGGCCCGCAGGGTATTCCAGGCAGAAAACAATTCATCGGCAGAGTTACCTATCGCCATCGAGAAGCCACAACTTCCGCACTTGATAAAATGACCCTGCCAACTCATGTGTTTGCTTACGGTCGTGCTGCCGCACCAGGGACATGCTTCTAGTTTTTTATCCATTTTTAAACCTCATTGCGAATTAGACGCGCTGAACATGAAAATGGAATTGCGGGTCCATCCATGTGTCAACTGCATCGTTTACTTCGGGGTAGTCGCTGGGGGACGGGCCATCAGAAAGGGTGGCGATCACCCACCCGCTGGCGTTGAAATCCCAGCGCACCATGTAGGGCAAAACTTGGCCCTTTTCGTTATAGGCTACGAGAGGGACAGAATATTTGTCGCCGTAGAAATCCAGCTTCTCCCTATTCGGTACGCTCCATAGAATCACCATCAGCGATCTCCTTTTGTCTTGGTGTTGCCGAGTTGTCATACGTGTCTTTCAATCATCATTCCGGCGATGAACGGGCGCACCCAGATGGGCGTGGAGTTCAAGGCAAGGGTTTCCCCGGACCAGGCCAGGAGCAGGGTTTGCCCCATCACCCCGGCGATGGCCTGAGCAGCGGGCGGCGGAACGGCGTTCCCGATGCGCTCGCGCCAGCTCTGGTGGGACCCGCCGTCCAGGGAGAAATGAAGGAAGCCTTCATCTTCGGTGTCGATGAATCCTTGAAGCGCCGCCAGTTCAAAGGTCGTGAACGGCCTGTGCCACGTCCCATCCAGTGCGCGTATCACGCAGGAGACGTTCTCATTCGGGGCGGGAAGCTCGGGGTCGGCCACGGACCAGCGCCCGTTGTCGTGGCATGCGGCTGCGGATATGGCGCCGCAGGGTTCGTTGTAGGCGACCACACCGTAATGCCCGCCGGTGAGATAGTGGTCGCCTTTCCCACGTTCGAGTCCGGGACGAGGGTCGGCTACCGACCACTGCCCTTTGTCCACGGCGGCCCGGCCGGGGATGCACCGGCTGGGCACATCCCAAGGCAGTACCCCGTAGTGCTCGCCACGGTACGGGCCGACTCGGGGGTCAGCGACCGAATACGCGCCCTGCCCGGTGGTGGACCCGGCGATCACCGTGCCGCTGGGTTCGTCGAACCGGGTCACCGCGTACTTGCCGAACGTCCCTTTTTCCGGCCCCCTGGGGTCGGCCACGCAGGGAGCGCCGCCCGAAACGTTGGCGGCACCGGTTACCACGTTGGAATGCTTCCCCCACTCGATCACCCGGTAGAAGTTGTACTGCCGGGTCTTGGACTCCGGCAGACGCGGGTCGGCTATCGAGTTGGGGCCACCACCGGGTGCGGCTTGGCCGGTGACAGCGCCCATGGTGCTATCCCATGGACGGACGCCGTATTGACCATACTCGCACATTCCGGGGTTTCGGGGATCGGCAACGTTGAACCTCCCGGACAGCGCCCGGGAGTTACCGGTCACGGTGCCGGACGTTTCGCGGAAATCGACGACACCGAGGTAATCGTTCCGGCGTCCGAACTCCCTGGGATCGGCGATGGAGAAACGCCCGCGCGACACCTCGGCCCGCCCGGTCACGGCTCCCGCCGGTTTGTCCCAGGGGAGAACACCATAAACGTGATCCCGGCAGGTCCATTCAGGGACAATGCCGAAATCCCGCAACTTGCCATCCTCGACAGCAAGATCCTTGAGACTGCGCCAGTCGGACCCGGCCTGCACAAAAGCGAGCCGGACCCAGGTCTTCCACTGGAGTCTGGGCAAGTTGTGCATGGGGTTTCCCCCGATGCCGGGCATGGGCAGCTTTTCCAGGACCTGGCCGACCGTTCCGAGCGGGTGCTTGACGGGCTCATAAAGGAACGGCGGGACCTTGGCCTTGTGCCGAGCCACCAGCAGGAACCGCTTCCGGCTCTGCGACAACCCGGCCAGTTCGCCGCAGTCGTGGGTGGTCTCGGCCACCGTGTAGCCATAAAGGAGCAGGAGCTGCGTGATGTAGTGGAGCAGCTCGCGCCCCCTGGTGGCGATCCTCGGAACGTTCTCGAACAACACGAATTCCGGGGGATCGTCGTCCCACGCTTCCATGGTCAGCCAGATGCCCCGCAGGGTCAGCCTGTTCAAGGCTTGGTACTTTGCGGTCATGCTCTTCTTCTGGCTGAGGAGCCCGGAGAAGCCCTTGCACGGGGCGCTGGTGAACACGATGTGCGGGCGCTCGTATCCGGCGGCCCTGCGAATATCCTCGGGGGTAGCCTCCCGCCAATCGGCCGGCGGCACCTGGCCATGGAAGGCCCTGTACTGGTCCCGGTCGAATAAATCCATGACGGTTCCGGGAACCCCGACGTGCCGAGAGAAGTCCTTGATTACGGCCTGGTCACAGTCGATGCCACCCAGGCAGCGAAACCGAGCGGACAGGTTGCCGATTCTTGCGTTGGCCGCATTGAATCCGAGCGCCCCGCCGCCGATGCCGCAGAACAGGTGAAAGTGTCGAATCTCATGGGAATGGTTCATAGCATCCCCGCTACATCTGGTCCAGGTATCGGGTGATACCCTTGATCAGGTCGGCTTTGACCGTGTTGCGAAGGCGGACGGGATCGATGGTTGAAATGACCCGGCCCGTATCATCCGAAGGGACGGCCAGCTTGTGGCCGCAAGCGTTCCCGCACAGAATCCAGTCGGGAGAGACTTGGGTCTTGCGCCACACGCGGAGCAGCCAATCCGAGGGTATGGATGCCCGGCGCTTGGCGTCGGATATGCTGGACTGTCGGATATCCAGATATTCGGCCAGTTGCACTTGGGTAGTGCAGCCGGCCACTTCCCGGAGGCGATCCAGGGCTGCTTCAAATTCAGCTCGGACCTGGGCGGAAACGGGTGTCTTTCTCTTGGGCATGAATCTTCTCCTTTTGATTTTTCTGTGCCCTCTAAAGGGCAACCTGGAATATCTCCGAATAGTGCATGAGAAACATATCTCTTGCCTGTGACGAGGCGGCGGGCGCGGCCATGAGCCTCATGAATTCCCTTATCTCGGCACTCAGCGGAAAAAGTTGGCGGGCGAATTCCGGGTGACACCAAAGGTGCGCTTCGGCCGCCACCACCATGCGGTCCACCTGCTTGACGATCGGGGGGATCGTGGCCGGGAGGTCGAACTGTCTTGCAATCTGGGCGAGGTGTGCTTTTTCAAGGAGGCAGTACTCGGCACCGACAAGGCGTTTTACCGGGGAAATCATGTCGCCGAGCATGGACTCGGCGGCGTCGTGCATGAGCCCCCAGGTGGCCGCTTCCGGCTCACCTATATGAATGAGCATTGAAGCCACTTCGCAAGAGTGCTGGGCCACGGAATAGAAGGTTTTGATCTGCCCCGCGAAATGGCAAATCTGGCTCAGGGCATGGGCTATTTCCCTGATGTCCCAATAATTCCATTCGGGATTGTCATAGTGGAAGATAGAGCAGCCGAGCGTGTAGCTGTGCATGGCTAATCCTCCCTGCTCAGTTCACACTGGGCCGAACAGCCGCCATCGGGCGTCTCGGGTGCGCCACAATGCAAACAGGTCGGCCAGTCGGTGCCGTCGAGGGTGGGCATCAAGGAGCCGCAGACATCGCAGCCTATACCCCCCATGTCACCCTGCTCATGCCCGCAGTCGGGGCAGTGCACCAGAAAGGCGCGGCCGTCCCAACGCACACCTTCAGGCAGGCTGTAGCGTTCGAGAGTTTCGTTGATCATGTCGCGGAAACGGTTGACGGATTCAAGGCGCTCGTCGGCGGAGGTCGCCACGGGGAGTCCCGGCACAAGGTAAAGATTGGGCTGGTACCCATGGACGGCATAAAGGGTGATGGCTTTGCCCAACAGCCTCGCGTTGCCCTTGGCTATCCCCAACGCCCCATCGGGAATGCAAGACGCGATTTCCACTTCGCCACTCTGCCAGCAGTAGGCTATGCTTTCCGTATTCTTATTCATTGTCTTCTCTCCTTTTGATCCCCGGCGGCCGGAGCCGCCGGGGGTGTTGAGTCCTACAGCTTGGCGATGTCCAGGGAGATGGCTTCCCATTTCCCTTCCGTTCCGGCCCGCTGGTAGAAGCGGATGTATTTCTTGGAGTACTGGACGCTCAGGCTGTCCTTGAGCGCCTGCATGCCGCGCATCCAGGTTTCGTCGTCGAAATCGAACTTGAGCAGCGGCA